GTTACTAACCTGCCGCAACCGCTACAAATCCCCTCCGGATTCGTAACAAGTAGCGGTTGCTTGCATCTTGCAATGATGCGCGACAGGTGCTCTATATGAATATCTAACCTTGAAAAACTCTATTCTGGAGAATAACGAGTCAACTACCAACAGGTAGTACGATCTAGTCTTCTCTAAGAGACAAAAATTCCAGTTACGAAATTCAGAGCTGATCCCAGAGGGATACTACCTGTCACCGTCCTGAGACGGCCACCCCGGTTGCAGGGTGTATATGTAGGAAACAAGCCTGTTTACCTACTGTAAATAACTTTATACTTGGTTAATAGTAAAGGAATCGTCCTCTTATTTTAAAACCACATCCTGCCATTAAATAGCAAGATTATATTGTTGTTCAAAGAATGATGGTGCGTTAACATACCAGGTTAAATTAAAATCTTCACCTGTGGCAACATATTGATAAATTTCTAAATCACCATGCGCTTGACGTCTACCATCGAACACATCAACATGATGTCTTTGATCAGGATACTGTGATGCAATATTTGTATCTGATGCATCTTCAAATTTCTTATCGCTGTAATAAGGAAACTCTACTTCCAATGCGGGCACTGGTTTACTAGTAAAAGCGCTTCCATTATGTCCAGTTTCCACTGCATGAGTATGCGCGCCATGCTTCTTACTTGTTTGAGAATCTAGAAGTACATCAGAAGTACCAAAATAAGGAAGAGAATACTCGTTAGCACGCGAAACTACCATAGCAGTGGGACTAGTATTGCGATAAAACCCTAACATATATTTGTACCTAATGCCTCCGCGCCTAGCAGCAAACGCTGGAGTAATCCAATTGAGCAAAGTTCTCCCAGCAATATTATAATTTACTGCATTACGACCTCCATCTCTTTGTTGTTGGTACATTCCAAAAGATTCAGTTCGGCCGTTATACATAGGAAAATTGGGTACAGTAACACGATAACGTGTAGCTCGGTTAACGTTAGTATCATCATGATTTCGAGCAAAAACTGCACTAAGATTGTAGCGTTTGAACATATCGCGAAACGAATCAAAAGTCTCTCCGTGATAAACAAGAGAAAGCGCATTAGGCGAGCTCGGCTCACCGATTGGCTCCAACCACTCTGATCCATAATGGCCAGGCGTTGAAGCCTGTGCTGCTTTACTATTATTAAGTAATCCACTTTGAGACCAAGGGCCATTAGCATCAGTTGTTGTATTGAAAAATGAACCTTGAAAAGCAACTCCCTTAATAAATTTATCATCAGGGACAGCTACTTCAAAATCGCTAGCTCCACTAATCCAAGTAAGAATACGAACACTATTGGTAAGATCTTCATCGGGTCCAGTAAGTTCATTAAGAACATAAATGCGAAGCTGGCCATTTGAATTTATTTTCTGATCCCAAGGTTGAGTTTCATTCTTGCCTATACCATGCTTTGTGGGAACATGTATTACTTCAGCCCATGACTTATCTTGAAACCAATGAATAGGAAGTGTAAAATCCTTGGTTTGTTCTAAGTCAATAATACGCGTAAATACCTTATTCGTGTCAGGAAGAGAAGTATCTGGGAAACCTCGCGGATCATATACTAAAAGAAGTCTTCCTCTGTGAAGGTCGCTAGCATTAATCTGGAAACGAAAATTAATGCCACCACGCCAATATTTAAATGGAAAAGTTGCATGGGACAAAGGTGTTTGTACCCACTCAGTGCCATATTCCCAATTTTCTCCAGCTCTATCATCGACGTGACAAGGATGAACGTT